GTTATAGTGCGTACTTTAGGAATAAATTCCTGTTGAACGGTCGGTCCATTATTGCTAAACCATACTCTAGAGCTCCTAATATCGCGCGCCGTTGAAAGTGTAATGGCCCTCGTAACAAATGCTTATGGAACTCTTCATTTTGAACAATTTCCATCGCATTCGCACGTAACGTTTGAAAATCGATTTCATACTGATCACTACTTAAATATAAAGGATATGACGTTTTCGATCTGGCTAAACGCCTTGTATGGATTGCCGTTGATCCCTCCGTTTTTGACGCTAGCGTTAAAAATTCATTATATGCATCCTTAAAGCTTCGTCCAACTACCTCCTGCGCGTTAGTGTTCAACATGTGTAATTTTGCATTTAGATCTTCGAAAAATACATAATCCAACTCCAAATCAAAACCCAGGAAAAAACTGTATGGCTGATGATGTGGTGGGACGCAGTGGAACATAAATACATAATCTGACTCCCATGGCGCCGCATAGGTATGAATACTTGGTTGATCACTCTTTGATATTTTGAATTTCATCTTTGTCACTGGGTGTATCACCTTCTTATTTGTTAACCCTAATATTTTTGCATCATCCTCTACCGCTTTCCTAAACTTAGGCATTATTTGTTCTTTAATATGGACAATTTCATCCATATTCTCCCTCACATTACCAATTTTCTGTCTAATACCTCGTATTAGTTCTTTATCATGTACCTCTTCCGCTGTATCTTTTAAAGCTAAAACTTTTAATGTTTCAGGTTGTATTTTAGGTGTGTTCACATGATTCAAATTGATACCAGTTAAATTCTCAATCACATGTTTTAATTTATATGCACCCTCTATTGCACGTCCAGACGCAATTGCCGCAGCAGTTGCCGCGCCAAAGATCGGTACTTCCTCAGCCGTCGCCTCTAACACATCTGTTGCCATACTAACCATCTGCTGCACTGCTTCCTCTTGTAGAGATTCTTTCTCAATCTTAATCGCCTCCATCAATGCGTCAATTTTATGTCGATATTCTTTAACCATCTTATATTCATCATTTGAGCGTAACTCAGATTCTTTCGCTAACGCTTTCGCTAATTTTTCCAATCCATTTATCTCATGTCCTAGAATCTCTTGATACTTATCCACCGCATACGTCAGAATCTTAATTTGATCTTCTTCTGACTCTAACTCTTTTGCTTGCCCCAACGCAAAATCCCTCACCTCCTTAATCTCTTTACCCATTAATTTAATGACTTGATCATTATACTTTTGATATACCTTTTCATTCACATTGTCTGCCTCCAGCTCCTTAATCCTTTTAACCATTGAGCGCTCCCCAGGACTTAATGGATCAGGCAACGACTCTGTCGTATTTAAAATATTCAAAATCATCGCTTGTTTAATTGAATCACCATAACTTTCCCCAGTAATCATTGATTGTACGGTGCCCTGTATCAAACCATCTATTGCCGCCGACCCAATCTCGCTTTGTGCAACCTTTTCTACTACGCGTCCGATCGCCTGATATGTCTTTTTTGCTGTGCTTGAATTCAACGCTGCCCATGTCTTCTTCCCAACACGATTTAACGTGTTAATAAATTTTCCCATCTTGACGCACTCAACACGCTCTCGCAATTATAC